TATATTATATATAACGAAGAAGGTCCCAATTCAAATGAATTGGGACCTTTTCGTACTACTTGTATTGCACACAGCATATGCAAGCACCATCTATCCGCATAAAATATGCATTTATTATTATTTTAACACACAAAAGGTTGAACAACGGTTAAGCAACCGTTTTAAACTTAAACGACTTAATTCAATCCGAATAGCTCAGTTTTAACAGATTCTTTATATTCCTCAGGTGGATTCCAGATTTCTATAAATTTATCAAATTCAAGTTCGCTCCTAAATGTTGCTACCTGGTCATCCCAACCACTTATATGTCCCTCTGGAGGTAATACAGGAATGCTATTCCAATCTAACGCACGTCTTAATCGCTTATATCCATCCTCTTGTAAATCTGATATATCTACAACGTCCGAGATATTATTATGCTCACAAATATATTTATATAAATCTTTTACTGTCATTCTGATTTTCATAGTTCCATACACCCTTTCCATGCCCTGCTTTGTAACTAACCAAGTGCCTTTAGATTTTCTGCACTCATCTGATGTGAATCTAGGTGGCGTGTTCCGTTGACCAGAGCACGCCTGTTTTACTGTAACCGGACTAATTTTCCAACGCTCTGCTGCTTCAGCGGCAGTCATTACATCCTCGAACTTCATAAGTACCTCCTATTTTCCCCAACCTAATGCGATTTCAGTATCATTTTGCATTTCGGCCACCGCTTTTAAGCTATCGAATGTATCAGCTTGTTCAAAGCACATATCTTCGAACTCGCTTTTAAAAGTGTATTCCTTCCAGTATTTACGATTTAGCTTAACTGCATATGCATATAGGTCTTTGTTGTAGTTTCGAACTTCTGCAACGTTCCAATCCTTTAGATATACAACTTTATTGTTATCAACAACTAGAACTGGATTGTCTTTAACGAACTTCACATTGTTAGTGATAATGATGATTTCATCATCACTAATTACGTGATTAAATTTGAAGTACTTATTAGAAGTGTGTTTCACTTCTCCGAAGAATTTAGTCAATTGAGATTCTTTTATGCTTTTTAAAAATTCGCCATACTTGCTCATGATAGGTGCTCCTTTTTAATAAATCCCTTATCTTTGTCTTTATTATACATCTAATTCGATGTAAATGCAAGTATTTTTTTTTAAATTTTTACACAAAAAAAGACCTTACCAAGTCATATCCCTGGTAAGGTCTTTTATACATTTACTATCAATCCACGAGTCCACCTGCTCATGCTCAGGAGATATATGGATCACCTCTCAGTCATCGATGAATTACTACTCCGATTGTCGCGCCCGCTCCCAGTATTTGGGATAGGTTGCGTTGCATCCGTAATCTCTTGATTGTTTTCTTGTCGTTGTCGATTTGCCCTTTCAACTCTGTCAAAGAGTTCTGCATTTCGGACAAGACAATTTCTTGCTTCATTGATTGAAGTTTGGCTTGTGTTAATTCGTTCTCCAATTTGTTGATTGTATTGTGAGCTTCGTTCAATTCTTGTCGCTGCTTCACGGCTATAGTCTGTGCTTCTGTCAATGGAACGCTGGATGCTTCGATTAAGCTCAACGCTTTCGCGTTGTTGCTTTTCAATTCGTTCCACTGACTCACGGGCACGCTGATAGTCGGTTCCAGTTCCGCTTGGCTGGTAGAAGATGTATCCGAGGCAAAGGATGAGGATGAACCCAATACTACCGATAATAATATAGCGGTAAGTAGGGTGATTAAGTAAAATTTTGATTTTGTCATACATTATTCCCCTCCTATGAAGTCTGTGATACCACGTGCAATGGCTCTCACAATAGTATCAAGGTCATTGTTAAGTAGTGCTAGGTCTTCATCATTATCAATGAATGCCATTTCAACTAACACGGCTGTTGCATCTGTGCCGTTTAATACCCATAAATCTTGACGTTCCTTAACGCCTCGATCAACCGTATTAATACTACGGATGATTTGCGATTGGATGTCGTTCGCTAGACGTTGGCCATTGAAAGACTTGTACAAAGTTTCTGTGCCACGTGCCTGCGTATTAAAAGCGTTACAATGGAGCGATACGAATATATCCGCTCCCCATTCGTTAGATGTTTCACACACAAGACCTAAATCATCATTTTGTAAAGTTTTAACGTCACATCCTGCAGTTTGTAAATAACAAGCCAATAACTTACCCGCATCACGAGCAACGTCGCATTCACGACGTCCTGTGTTAGGATTTACTGCTCCAGAGTCCAGGTCAATATCATGACCTGGATTTATAAATATTTTCGTCATTACTACTACCTCCTTCTAATTTATCAGGGACACCATTATTGTTTCTATCCAACCAAAGGCCTAGGAAGCCTACTACGGCTGTCAATACACTAGGAATGAATATGTGGTCAATAATATTGAGCCCAACATCAATCAGCTTATTAGTTTCACTTGATACATAGCCCCTAGCAAATGCCATAACATACTCTGTTATGACTAGCCAAATAGGAATTAGCATAACAAGTACTAGAATCCGTGTCGCTAGTACTCCAGTAGGTCTAATATTAGCAACACGAACAGCCCCATATGCTGATTTCAGTCGGTTCATGATTTGATACTTCATTATCAGTCACCTCCTATATCATCGGTGTTAAGCATGATACTTCTTCCTATTGGCATATTGTTTAGAACTTGAATATGCATCAATTCAGTACTCAGACTTTGAACTGTAGTTTCGAGGTTATTAAGCCTGTGAAACTTCGCTGCATCTCGTTCTTCCAGCTTGACCAACTGCTTTAATATTTCCTGATTACTTTTTGTTAAATCAGCGATACTATTGATAGCATCGGATAACTTATCATCATAATCTTTACGCTGCTTATCCATTCGTCGAGCCAAATGGTCATCTAATTCTTGCTTAACAGCAGCTAGCGAGGTATGCTCTAAAAACCACACCATCGCACGAAACGAACCCCTAAGGGCGGCCCAGATGACCCCTAAGAGGGTCACCCAGAATCCAATGTCCGCGAAATACGGCGGAATTCCGAAGTCCATTAGCAATAATCTAATTTCGTCCATTTAGGCCTCCGTTTTCTCCCATTTCTCACTGTAAAGGTTCCATTTTTTGCTATGATCTGGATTGTAGACCGTTAATGAAATTTTCTGCATCATGACTTCTCTCGGTGGGTGAGATTCCTCACTAACAGTCATTATATTAACCCTAATGAGATCATAAGATTTTAAATCAAGGTTATCATCTGCCCATATAAATGCGGGGATATTGATTACGGCAAGAGAACTGTTAGCGAAAGCATCCCTATCAATATCAGTGGCCTTCGGCAAATTGATAATGTTGTGATCGGTTCCAACGAATGCTAATGCACCAACCTTAACAACGTTTGGACAGGTAAGTTCACCCTCTAAGTCACTACGGCCATAGAACTGCTTAGGCAGAATCTCTGTGGCCGTTTCCGGATTGAATTCAACAAGACCTTTGATTTTAACAGTATCAACGACATGATCGATTAAGTTAAGATATTCAAGATAAATATCATCTGCACCATAAGGCTGAATTCTAATAGTGGCACTCCCAGATTGGATTTCCACAGCTTCTGTGCTGCCACTCACTCGAACTTTAAAGCCGTCTTGGCCGGATACGCGAAGTTCCGTATCCCCTTTTCTTGGCTCCCTAAATGTAAGTGGCGCATAAGGTTGCTCCGCCAATGCATGAACAATAGCAGATAATATCGCTTCAAGGGTACTGCTATTAATAAGAACGTTCTTACCTTGAAGTGCTGAAACAACGCCTGATAAGTTAGGCATCTTCACTTTTAAGGATTCCAACCACTCCTCCTCGGTTCCTACGAATCCATGTGCTAAAGCGATTTCATAAGCACTTTTCCCATTATCGCCTACCAAGGTTGCTTTTACTTCCGCCTCTACTTTAACCGGACCTTCAATTCTTACTGGTAACGCTTCATTTTGCATAATACATTCCTCCTCTAATCATGCATGGCCACATCCTGAATTATATTGACTACCCCCATACCCAGTTTGTAATATCGGCTAGGCTCCGATTCCTTATATGCAAAAGCATCATACACATGCTCACCAAAGGACTTGATTTCTAGGGTATCCTTTCCGGAAATATTGAATGTCGCAATCTTCCCAGATGCTACCCCTTGCACTTTAATAACAAGCGGACCACTTGCTCGCTTTCGTATGGCGAATACTGACTTAAACCCTGTCAAATCCACATTGTCATCTTGGACCGCGTAAACTATCCCGAAATCCTCGCCAATATTGAGGTCTATATCTTTTACATTCATTACTTATCATCTCCCTTAATTGAATGGAATCGTACCTTGTTTATCGTACCCGGTCACATCGACTACCAAATACTGAGATGTGGTTTTACCCGAGCAACCTACAGGATACGTGGTGACAGTATTCCAATCAATGAGCTGATACGATTTCAACGATACGGTACTCTCATCGTGAAATCTGAACGTTTGCCACACTCGCCCCGTATGTGACTTTTTATCTCCATTATTAATATTAGGCCCCCAAACGGATGCATCGATTACGGACATGGGTATAATTGCAACCTTGACGCCGTATGACTTTGGATCACGGGCCATGTTTGTAAAGGTATCCGGAACGTAGTTTGATAACTGGTTATACCAATCGTGCGCGTAATGATCGATTATGCGTAGGTACCTGATGCGGCTATCATATATCACATCATTCTGCAGATTGTAATCTGCTGCCCAGGATGCTTTATAGTACTTGTGACGGCCAAGCACTTGCAATGCCGTATTAGGCTTACTACTCCCTACCTTGTCAACAAATCGAATACGAGGTGTATCTGCATTAGCCACAACGTCCTCGAAGTATCCAAAGCAATAGAATTTAATACCAGCCTTCACTTCATCAACCATTGCTTGTGTTACCTTTTCGCCTGGTTTAATTACATCCACTACCAGCACCATTAATCGTTCACGACGTTTATGAACCCACTGAGCTGCAAATTCATATCCTTGTGGAACTGATACTGCTATAAGAGGTGCATCACCATGATATGCGTAATTAGTGACATAAAAGACCTGGATTACATTAGCCTCCCCTGCGATATACCCATATTGGAATTTACTTGTAGGCACCATCATAGGAGTGTAAGCTGCGGGCTTGAGTGGAATTTGAACTGTTGGTGTTATCCCCCTCATTGCTCCAGTATAGAGAACTGCCTCTTTTTGTTTAGGGAAACTAAGATATACTAGATTGTCATAGGTATCATTTATAATCGTGACGCCTTCTTTATTCTGGATGTTAATAAATTCCATACGCCAACCACCCTTCATATGTAAGATCTTTAAATTGACGATTGATATTATATTCATCCTGGGACACTGCAAAATAATATGTTATGACATTGCCCCTAACCTCTGCCACTAAATACTGCCCCATGGCTGCAGCCCAGACATGTTGCCCAGGCTGCAAACCGTTCACAGTAATTTGTTGGCGTCGATTTGGGATGTCTGATACATACATCCGCCCCTCGATACGTGTGAGCCTTTCCTTGAGATTTAGTATGATGTTGCCGTTAACGTCATAAGCTAATACATGCGGTTCCATAATACCTCCTACCAGCACCCAAGTTTAATCCGAGGGTTATTGTCATCATCAAAACCTGTAATAAGATTATCTTGAATCTCAACACGAGCACCGGTCTCTCTCGAACGAAGTAACCCAATTGTACTGGACACCGCCGCTAAATTTTCAACATGTAATTTATCGGCAGTGACTGCGTTGGCCTGAATCATCTTATTAACAATGACATTATCATCGAACTTAGTTGCTCCAGTGATGTGAATCAATTTTCCTGCAATGTATACACCGGACTGACTGAGGTTAATGCGAGATACCAACTCACCACCATCAATCTCACCAATACTTTTTTTAACTTGCAAATCGATGCTACCAGCTAACTCAGTAATGCGAGATTCCGTATGTGACGCCAAATTCGTAATTCTTCTAGTGGTCTCTTCAGAATTCGTATTGAACTTCTTATCAAGTTCCTTAATCCGTTCATCAACTTTATTCAGCCCGAGAGACTCAAGGTCTAGCAAGCTCGCATCAATTTGTGTTTTAATCACGACTTGCTTCTCGTTAACGAGTCCATCTCCGAACACATCAACAAACGAGCAACGTATCCGGTATATTCCGGCCGAATTCGAATACGTCAGCATGGTGCTGGTAGTTTCAAAATCATCAGTACGTTCATCTCCGATCACATGGCATCTGATTGCGTATGCTTGTGCTGGCTTAGTTGAGAAATAAAGATTAAATCCCCCTAACTGATTTTTTACTAGAAGCTCAGGCGCGGCCAACTGCGGAACGTTATACTCGTACGTTGCTGCAGTCGAGTATTTGCCCAACGTGCTGCGAGCATATAAGTAAACAGTATCCGCTCGTTTAGATAGGGTAAGTACAGCAGATGTACCTTTAACTCTTGCCAATAATGCATTCGTATCTTTACCAGGATTATTATCGGTACGTAATTCGTAATAGTCGACGTCAGCATTCAGCACCTCATCCCATGATGCGGTAGCATTTCTACCGAACACAATACCGAAATTGCTAGGCATATCAGGTATCGCGTCCATCGGTTTGACTATCACATCAACCATTTGGGCTGTTTCTGCTCTATTGCCAAATCGGTCAACCGAGATTGCTTTGATTCGATACTCCTCACCTGGGCCTAATGATTTGATAATAACCTGACTATTACTACTGCCAGCATACTGCCATTCTTGCCCCGCTACAGGCTTTCCACTCTTCGACTTTAAGAGATACCAAACCTCTGCCACATCGAAGTTGGCAGGATTACTAGGCGGGTCAAATAGTACTTGTAAGTCATAGTAAACACTTTTATCGGCCGTTTGATTATATCGACTGAGTACGTGCAAATTTTGCACATCCTCTGGTGCTTGCATTTTAGGTATATTAATCGATTTGGTAACACCTGTAGTAAGCTGCCCTAACTCATTAATAGCCTGCACGCGCACCTCATAGGTCGCGCCTAGCAGCACATCGGATATTGTGGTAGTATTTGTGGATGCTGGGTAGTTTCCGATATATGTCCACGTATCGCTTTTTACGTTTCGATAATTCACGACTACGTTTGAGACTTTTCCATCGCGAGGTAACTGCCACGTTACACCTATGCGTGAATACATGATGCCATTAGCACCATATACATCGCTCACTAACCCTACTGATTGAATATCAGATGCACCGTGATTCGTATAATCAATACTTGGCACCGTGCCATCATCCGATACGTAAAGTTCTGGATAATACTCCATGCATTGGATCTTACGAGTCATTTCTGATAGTGTCTTTGTAATGGCTAACACACGAAATGGCTTAGCCGATTTAGAAACCTCTCCGAATGCGTATACCGCATCAGGCTGCACCGGTATAGCCTCTTTAACAATCACATTGAGACCTGATACATTTACTACGTTAAACGTAGAGACGATATCCGTAGAGTTGCTACGGATCAGCAACTGATAGTCCTTCCCTGGTTGTACCGACACTTCCTTGTCAAGTGTAATCGTCTGGCCACTTACCGCAACCACACGACCGCCCTCGCCCCATTCAGGTATGTCATGCTGGATTAATATTATGTCCCCTACCGTGCATGCTATGGCATCCGTAAACGCCTCTATTGTCACAGTACGTATTTCATATTTATTGCATCGCAAGAAATGCTTACCGTGTTTATATGCCTGCTCAAGACTAGTACACCCCATGAGTTCAACTTGTGCCGGATTTGTTAGCGTATCCGACTCGTCATAAGTATCCCCATATACTGGAATGACGTCTCGCTCATAATCCTTATCCTTGTTAAGGAACGATATTTCAACAGAGTTCGCTCTAGCCTCTACACCTTGAAACTCTTCATTAAAGCTGCCTTGTTTTATATTGGCCACCGTAAACAACTGTACCGGAGTAGATTGATAATCACTAACACATGTGAACCTGGTTCCTACAGGAATTACTTTCCCTCGACCTACTGCTTCTGGATACTTTAACGCATCCCATAATCGCATAGCGGTGTCGTATATATAGTTGAATGTAAACCCATTTGTTTTGCACTTATCTGCCCATGCCTTAAATGCGTTATAGTCAAGGCGCATATGGGGCTGTCCGAATACAATATATTCACCGCCAATCTTACGGCAGATGTGGATTAAATCATAAGCAGCCCAAGCCGGATTATCCGCTGGTTGAGCTTCGTACTTATTGATATACGGATTGAATACATACACCTCTGAGCGCTCTTGAATCCATGTCACTTTTGGATCGGTACCGCTTAGCTGAGATGTAGCCAAGGCCTTAATTCCAATGAGGGCTTTCCCCGGATGCACAAAGTCGTCATAAATAATTTGGGTTAGCTGTACCCAATAGACCTTATTGACATGGCGCAAGCTTTTACCATCTTTCGCACTGCAGCGCATACGGATTTCGTAGCGAGCCCTTTCGAGATTGTCAAAGCGAAATACACGATAAAACGCATTATTTGTCGCCTCTTCAATTCGTCCTGTGTAATCAGATGTATTTGTCACGCTATTATCTGACTTAATAAAGTTCCACGCATCGCGGCGCTTAATATGGCCGACCATGCCCTTTTGATTTGCTAAAGGTAATGCCTGCCAGGACTCATCACCTACCTTACGAATTTCTGCTTTCAACGTGACAGACGTACGGTCAGCGCCGCCGCTATCATTTGAATAATATAATCCGTTTGGGAATCCAACAGTTAACTCTATCGCGTCACACGCATCGCCTTGTACCTGTTGCGTATTCCATGATTCAGTCAATTCATAGTTTAGGGATTGATCCGCAAAGTTATCATTGAAGTTTGGGATAACTGTTTGGTCATTTGTGCCCTTTCTGATATCCACCTGCACATCCTTATAATTACTGATTGGGTTAGCATTAATACGAATATCTTCTATTTTTGATAATTCGCCCTCACCCGCACAGTATAAAAGGTTAAGGTATTGCTTTTCACCATCACTAATTACATGGCGGGATAATAATAACCCGGCACTTTTCATTCGGCCATATGTTACGGCTAAAGGGTAGCCTTGCCCAGTAACAGTTTCGGTACCTCCCCAGCCATATGTATTTGACTGTTCAGAGTTCGAACGGTCAACTTTAGGAGCAGTTAACTTTGAGACAATAGCATTACCTATCATCCCTACCGCCATAGCAATTACTGACCGCCAAATTAAGCTTTGGATACCAAAGATAGCACCCGAAGCAATACCACCGGTAAATACAGCCAGCCCTATTGATAGAAGAACGCCAAAGAACTTACCCTCAACTCGGGGCATTACTACAATGTAGTCTTCATCGTTTACAACTGTATCTGGTGCCGCCTCATGTCCATTTACTGAGTACGCCCATTCACCAGGTGCGCTGAAGTAATAGCTGATAGACTTGCCCTGTTTAAATGGCAAGTATTTTGTATCACGTTGCTCTGGCTTGAACGGATTATTTACAATGATTACATTAACCATCTGCTACTCCTTCCTTTCATAAATGTGCTTCAATCGAGGCACGTACTTTGATATGTGCTCTATACAGGTGCCGCTGTGTTCAGTAGCGTGTATAAATTTACCTTCACCAAGATAAACCCCTACATGATCGAGATTTTTACCATATAGCGCAAATACCAAAACACTCCCTGGCATTGGCTCACGAACCTCACGCCATTCATCCATTTGGATTTGGGTATATTCGGGTAGTGGTATTCCACTACGCCGATATACCTCAACAACTACATCCCAGCATTTCATTTCCGAGAATGGGGTGCCTATGATATCAGTCAAGTCACTTATTGGATGCATACAGTCCTCCTTGCGGGATAGTAGGTTCTCCGCCAAATCGTGTACTGTTCCCCAATTCACGACATCGCGCCAGGGTTTTATTGCACTGATTTTCACGACCCTTATATCCGCACTGAACGCCTTTAAACTTGAACGGACAGAAATCCTTCATCACACGGATTAATGGGAATCGTCGAGTAAAGCTAAAGTCGGTCCCCAATGTAAACTCCATCCATTCTGCGTTTGCATGAGTTCCCGTAATTACGAAATGCTCCTCTTGCTCGCACACATCGGGTATGTTCGTATTCACTACACGAATGATGACATCGGCCCCAGTGAATCCATTATTAGACTCTGCCATACGCTGGATTGTCCGAGTAACGTTAGATACAGATAACTTAATATTAGGCAAATCCGTTGCGTTCTCGGTGACATCTTGAATGGTAAACGGAAATGCAATATAAGTATTACCTTGAAATTGGATATTCTCCGTATTGTATACCAATCGAATCGTATCCCCTTTATAAGATATTTCTAACAGCATTAACCACACACCCGTGGCCGATATTTGGTTTTTCTCTAAAATCGATGCCGTTGAGAGCGGTAACATTTTATACCTCCTGTAATTTCACGGTTCCCATCCACACTCCGTAGTCATTCGCCGCAAAATCTAACTGATCAGCAAATCGCACTTTTAGTGTTTCCCGTGTTTCCGGATGAACCCAATCGAAGATACCGGAACAGTTGACTTCATCGAAGAATGACCGAAGTTTATAATATTCAGCTGTTGGCAACTTGTACCCTACGGAATATGTCCGCCGGGTCTTTGTCGTCTTCTTCCTGGTAATTAGCGTCATGTTTTCAACTTGGCCTTTATACGAAATATCTGGAGTAGTCTCCTGAATTGGGTATATCGGCCATCGAATATCTGGAAATACTGCCATAGTTATACTGCGGATGCCTTGATGGCGTCACGCATACCTCCTTTGTTTGATTCCATAGCACGAACTACTACATCGATAACATAATTCTCACCATCGAACCGGGAGTTCTGTTGCTTACTTTCAAGTTCTTGGCCAGACTGATTGACGATATTAACAACTACGTTGTTACTTGTAGCTCCGCCGCCCATTAATCTACGGGTTTCGCTTGCTGTGTAAATACGATGGGATCCAGAGGACTGTAATAGTTCCGGTCCGTTTTCACCAACCAGCATAAGCCCTGGATTCGTTTTGCCTCCGGCAGCGAATCGATTACCGGTAAATGCAGAACTAAACGAACTACCACCGGCAAAGGACGATGTCCCTTTTGCAGCACCTAGTGAGCCAATACCACTTACTGCACCACCAAATAATCCTTGCAACTTAGGCATGATGTATTGTTGGAACGTTAACTGAATCATCATCTTGATAATGGCATTCGTCATATCCTTGAATATGTCCTTAATGCCTTTACTAAATGACTTCGTTCCTGTTGCCATAGCCTCGAGATTATTCGTCCATGCCGAGTTGATAGAACTCATCGTACTATCAAAAGTAGACTTCGCTAAATCAGCATAATTGGTAGTCTCTTGCTTATATTGGCGTGCAGCTTCTTGTAGACTTGTTTTCAGGCTGCGACCTGCGAGTTCCCATAGTTTTTGTTGAGACTCTAATAAGTTCTTTTCAATCTGCAGTCTTTGAGTAGCCGTTAACTGGGCCTCATTGACTTCACTCCGTGCATAATCAATATAGGTCTTTAACTCTTCAGCAAGTAGTACGTCCGCATCACTACGAGACAATCGACCAAGCGCAACCATATTGGTTAAGTGGTCAATATTTTCACTTGTTTGAGTGTAGGCTAACTCTCTGATTTTCTGCTCAGTATCAGACGCCACTTTTAGTCGCTCTGCTTGAGCTTTCTTTTCAGCGAGTTCCTTATCGCCTACGGCCTTTGTATACTCACGAACGTTATCATCAATCTGCGCCTTTTGCGCTTCAGCTTCCGCTTTGAGTAACTGTAAGCGGTCGCCTGTACGTTCAAGATCGAGTTTCTTGATATCCTCGTTCATCTTACGAACACGGATAGTCTGATTTCGTTGTGCTTCAGCTAATCGCTTTTGATACAACTCTTCATTCTTGGCTCTAACTTGAGCGGTTAGATTTGACTCAGCGAGCTTTTTGGCGTTTGCCGCGCCACCTGCTGTATCAGCAGTGGCGCTTGATG